GCCGATAAGGCACCGCCCGTGATCACGCACAGTGTTGCCACCCTTCACAAGGTCGCGGATGATCTTGGCAAGATTTTATAGAAGGGGTGACTAAATGTCAGCCGAAGAGGTTCCGCCGACTACGCGACTGAACGAGTCGAGCGAAATTACTATCCCGGTTAGAAATTTATTGGCATTGGTAGTTGCGACTGGCGTTGCGGTGATGGGTTATTTCAATATTACGGAACGCCTGAATTTTTTGGAGCACAACAGCGAATTGATCTCCATACAGGTGGATGCAAACAGCGAATTTCGCACATTATGGCCTCGTGGCGAACTGGGTTCTCTGCCAGACGATGCAGAACAAAATTTAAGGTTGACGTATCTCGAAAATATGCTAGACGAAATCGAAGATCAGATCAGTTCCTTGAACCAACGAACTAGGTTGGAGTGATCATATGCCGATAGATAAAGCCCTGGAAGGTCTTTTTAATCAAGATGATTTCGATATGGGGCCGGAAGGATTGGTGGTTGTCGAAGAGGAAGTGGAAGCTCCCGGCGAATCGCTCATCACCGAATTGGAAGATGGTGGCGTTGAAATTGATTTTGATCCATTAGCCGATCTAGGCAGTATGGAGACTGAGTTCGACTCGAATTTGGCTGAAATTATAGATGATAGTGAGTTGCACACGATTGCGGTTGATTTGATATCGAAATTCGAGGGTGATAAAAGCAGCAGGGGTGACTGGGAAGAGACTTATAGGGAGGGTCTGGATCAGTTGGGCCTGGAAATTGAAGATCGCACTACGCCATGGGCTGGGGCTTGTGGCGTTTTCCATCCAATGCTGTCCGAAGCCGTTGTCAGGTTCCAGAGCCAGACGATTCAGGAAATCATGCCAGCGAAGGGTCCCGTCAAAACCCAGATATGGGGCGTTGCCACGCAGGAACGGCAGGAACAGGCGAAACGTGTTCAGGACTATATGAATTATCAGCTTCTTGAAGTGATGACCGAATACAGGTCCGAAACGGAGAAGCTGCTGTTCAGTCTACCGCTCGCTGGCTCCGCGTTCAGGAAGATCTACTTCGATCCGTCGTTGGGCAGACCGACTTCCATGTTCGTGCCCGCGGAGGATTTCGTCGTTGCATACAATGAAGCCGATCTGGAGCAGGCGGAACGCTATACCCACGTGATGACGCGAAGTACGAATCAGGTGCGTAAGCTTCAGGTGAGTGGTTTCTATCGTGACGTGGAGTTGACATCATCGTTTGTCGAAGACAATCCGGTTACCGATAAATACAACGAGATTGGCGGCGTGAGTCCGTCTTTCGAGAATAACGAGCGGCATCAGCTTCTTGAGATGCACGTCGATTTCGATTTGTCTGGATTCGAGAGTCCCGATGGCGTGGCCCTTCCTTATGTAATCACCATCGACAAATCCAGTTCCACGATTCTTTCGATCTACCGGAATTGGGATGAAAGTGACGAGCATAAGATCAAGAAACAGCACTTCGTTCACTATGGATACGTTCCGGGTATCGGATTCTATAACCTAGGATTGATCCATATGATCGGGGGGCTCGCGAAATCCGCGACTAGCCTGTTGCGTCAGTTGGTAGATGCGGGAACTCTTTCCAATTTGCCGGGAGGACTCAAGACCCGTGGACTCAGAATCAAGGGCGACGATACGCCCATCATGCCGGGAGAATTCAGGGATGTCGATGTACCGGGTGGCGCGATACGTGATAACATCACCTTCCTTCCTTATAAGGAACCTTCTTCGGTCCTTTACAACTTACTGGGTAACATCGTGGAAGAGGGTAGACGCTTCGCGTCGATGGCCGATCTCAAGGTAGCGGACATGAACCAAGAGGCTCCGGTAGGAACTACTCTTGCGATCATGGAGCGGGCGATGAAGGTGCAGTCCGCTATTCAGGCTCGCATTCATGCCAGCCTAAAGCAGGAATACAAGATCTTAGCCAAGATCATCCATGATTACACGGATCCCGACTATCCATACGAGACGGATGCGGGAGAAGGCATTAAAGCCGAAGATTTTGATGATAGGATAGATGTAGTGCCTGTTTCGGACCCGAATGCGTCCACCATGGCACAACGGATTATGCAATATCAGGCTGCACTCCAATTAGCGGCCCAAGCCCCGAATATGTATGACCTCCCTCTTCTGCACAGGCAGATGATGGAATTGATCGGTATCCCGAATGCCGACAAGGTCGTGCCTGACGCGGACGAGGTGCCACCCCAGAATCCTGTCAGCGAGAATCAGGATATGCTCACGCAGGCACCCGTCAAGGCATATGAATATCAGGATCACGAGGCACATATGCGTGTTCATATGGCACTCAAGAATGATCCACAGATTGCACAGGAGATGCAGAACAGTCCCGCGGGTCAAGCGATAGCTGGCGCATTAGACTCTCATGTCCGCGAACACTTGGCATTCATATTCCGTAAGCAGATCGAAGAAGAGCTTGGCGTAGAACTGCCACCTGAAGATCAGCCGCTACCGGAAGATATCGAGAAGAGACTCAGTAAGCTTGTTGCCGATGCCGCGGATCAGATGACCGGCAAGAAGCAACAGCAGGCGCAGGCTGCACAACAGGCCGCGCAACAGCAAGACCCGATCATCCAACAGCGCGAGCGCGAACTTGGCATACGCGAAATGGACGTTCAGCGCAAACAGCAGGCCGATGCGGCGAAACAGCAATTGGAGCTACAGAAGATTGCCGCAAAACAGCAGCTAGATCAGCAGAAGCTAGGGCTGCTTGAAGAAAAGATGGACGCCGAACTACAGACCGATGCCGCGGAGCTTCAGTTACAACGGGAGAAGCTGGACAGCGAACTGCAAGTAGATGCGGCGGAACTTCAGTTAGAACAGCAGAAACTCGCGTTGGAGGAACGGGAATTGGCGATAAAGACGGATGCGGACGAAAAGAAAGCTGCAGTTTCTCAGGAGATAGAGGGCATCAAGCTTGGCAGGGAAATGGCGAAGGACGCTGACGGTGAGTGAGGACGCTTTATTATTGCTCAGAAAAAAAATAAGAACCCAGATGAACGAACTGGCGGACCATCTTGCTATCGGATCGGCCAAGGACATGGAAGACTATCGCAAGGTTTGCGGGATTATCGAAGGGCTCGCGTGGACTGAACGCGAAGTGATCGATCTGGAGTCTAAATTGAGGGATATGTAGTAAGCTACGCTCGCTCAGGGCGCACATTTACACGAGAGGTCGTAATGGCTACACTCGCAAAAGAAGTTATGAAGGAGTTGGAAGAGGGATCGGGGCAAGAGGCCAATAATTTCGCATCGCAGTTACCGGATCCGAAAGGCTATAAGCTGCTGATTGCGTTGCCCGATATTGAAGAGGCAACCGATGGCGGTATCATCAAGTCCATGGAGTCTCGACATGAAGAATCCATTGCCACCGTCGTGGGGTGGGTGATGTCCATGGGGCCGGATGCTTATGTCAATTATGGTAGATTTCCCAATGGGCCGTACTGTCAGGTCGGTGATTGGGTTGTTTTTCGTGCTTTCAGTGGTACCAGACTCAAAATTCATGGAAAAGAATTCCGTTTGATCAATGATGATACGGTAGAAGCGGTTGTCGAGGACCCCAGAGGAGTGGAGAGGGCTTAATATGAGCGAAGAAATCGGAAGGATAAGCGAAGAAGATAAGTTTTTAGGTGTGAGGACTACCATTACGCCGTCTTCGGACACATCAACTTCCGCACAAGTTGATGAAATTGATGTTGAAGTCGTGGATGATCGACCGGAAGATGATCGGCGTCCTGCTGGAGTGGCTACGTCATCAGATGATGACATGGCGACGGACGAAGAGATCTCAAGGTATGGAGGTCGTGCCCAGAAACGCATTAAAAGGCTGAAATGGGAGTTCCACGAAGAACGAAGGGCGAAGGAAGCGTCCGAAAGGCTTGCGGGCGAGGCCGTGAACTACACACAGAACCTACAGACTGAAAACCAGCGACTACTCAAGCTTGTTCAAGACTCGCAGTCTGCCCTTAACCAGTATAGTAAGTATGGTGCAGAGGCTGCACTTGCCATAGCCGAAGCTAATTTCAAACAAGCGCATGAGTCCGGGGAGTCGGACCAGATTACGAAGGCACAAAAAGCCCTCACCGATGCACAGCTAAGGCAAGTTTCTGCTCCTTCGGTCTCAAATAGGGTCACGGAGACTTGGAAGCAAAATGTGTTGTCCGAACAACGTCAACAAGCCCAGCAACGGCCAGTAGCCGCCCCGGAGGGATCCCCCGCATCCGCGGCGGCTACGGAGTGGCAAGAAAACAATCCTTGGTTTGGTGATGATGAGGAGATGACAAGTCTTGCATATGGTGTGCATGAGAAGTTGGTCAAGAGGGAAGGCATTGACCCAGAAACTCAAGAGTACTATGAATTAATAGATAAACGTATGAGGGAGAAGTTTCCCGAATACTTCGGTGTCAATGACGTAGATTCTACGGGATCGACAGTCGTTGAATCCGCAACTCGTCGTAAGACGAGCCCCGTGGTTGCACCAGCCATGAGAAACAACGGTGCCTTTCCACGCAAAGTCACATTGACTTCGACCCAAGTCGCACTCGCAAACCGCTTGGGGATAACGCCACAACAGTATGCTGCACAGCTAATCAAGGAGATGGTCTGATGGCTGACGAACGCGCTCCGAGGAAGACCAAGTCATTGGAGACTCGTGAAGACGAAACTCGTGACATGCCTTGGGAGCCCGCATCTATACTTCCAGACCCAGAGCCGCAAGATGGCTGGGTGTTCAGATGGGTAAGGACATCAATGGTTGGCACCGCGGATAACATGAACGTGTCAAAACGCTTTCGTGAGGGGTGGGAACCAGTTCGTGCCGAAGATCACCCGGAACTACAAATTATGAGCGATCATAAATCGGAATGGGCGCAGAAGGGTGGAATCGAAGTCGGTGGACTATTGCTCTGCAAGGCACCGGAAGAAATGGTGGATAAGAGGCGCTCTTATTACAAGAAACACGCCGAATCCCAGATGCAAGCCGTCGATAACAACTATATGCGCGAGAATGATCCTAGGATGCCTGTTCTCGCGCCTGACCGTAAAACTCGTGTAGCATTTGGTGGCGGAGGCCGCTGAACGCTACAACACTACAATAGAGGTACTCATGGCTACTACGGCAGCCCCATACGGGGCTAGACCCATCGGCACTCTTAGTGCTTCGGGTTCATTTACCAGTAAGACGAGACATTTGCCGATTATCACTACTTACGGCACACAGATCTCTAATGGTGATTTTTGTAAGGTTGCGG